TTGAAATACATTTTTCCGTATTCTCCACTATCATAGTTCTCTCCTACGTGCTCGTGAATATACGCCTCAATTGCTTGAGCGTGAGACTGTATGACATCCTGTGAGTTCGATGGGATACCCTTGGTCTTTACATTTACTCTAGACGTAGCGGATTGCAGGTGTTCTGGTCTATCCATAAGATATCCATCGTAACCCCTTGATTCAAAGTACCTTACAATACCGTACTTGTTGTTCTCCACCAGAAGTGGGTACCCATAGAAGAACGCAGCCATAAGCACGTCTTCGTAGAATATCTTGGCTAGGTCTGGACGAGATGCGTACTCAAGCACAAACATATTGGACGGATTGTCCATATGAAACTTGTTATACAGGTGCATAGCCCCCTTAGACCCCCTCCCGTCCACCGTAGCGTCTAGGTCGTAGGAGTCGACGCCCCCGCATCCACGATCCGCAAACGGTGCTACGAGTTTACCTCTGTCTGTCCTGATTACATTCCTGTCTTCTGGCGGAGGCATCCAAGTCACACGGAACCTCCCCTGAGGGTCTGGAGAGAATACGACTTCTTTGTCTTTCTCTTTCCAGATGAAGTTGCCCTTCACTACAGGGTTGGGGTATAGCTCGTCGTTGTACTGTATCTGCTGGTAGATCTTACCGATGTTAAACAGGCTCCCCTCGATGCTATCCCTAAAGGCTTCATCTTCAGTAAACGGGAACTGCCTCGTTATTTCGTTAAGCTCAGAAGGGTTGTGCTTTAGCGCTTCCCTTTCGTTTTTAAGATACGTCCTAGCTCCTTGCGAAACATCGACGCCATCAAGGCCGTCCACAGGAGTATCAGGGTCAGTAATGATTGGTCTTCCATATTTGTCAAAAAATCCTTCTAGTGATTTGTCAGCTGGTATAAAAAGCCTATACAGGCCACTCTTGGTTCTCCCATTCGCGTTCCGATCCATCGGGTCCGAATCCAGCCATAGGTCCTTGTACTCCTTTCCACCCTTGTCCATTGGGTTTACGGTGCTTCCGACCATTGCCTTTCCCACTATGTTTCGCCCGACGATCAAACAGGTCCGCTGAATCCTCCATGCGTCCCTTATGTCTGTAGGTTTTTCCCATTTTCCTGCTTCATCTAAATACAGCAAATGTAGCTTCTCGCCATCATATGCGTTGTTTGTTGTGTTTTTCCAGTTAATTACCGTATTAAGAGCCTCGCCCGTCTGCGAAGTCTTATTTTTCTTCGTGATTCTCTTACTCGGCTCGCGAAAAGCCAGCTCCATGCGTGGGTTAGTGGTACCATCTTGAATGGGTTTAAAGAAGAAGGGGTAGTGGCGGAACATGTACACCACCTTCTTCATGAATATATTTTCTTGCGCGTCCTTACCAGTCTTAGACTGAATACCTAGGAGCTTGTCTTTGACCTGCGTAGCTTCATCGAGAAGCACAGCGGAGCAGATATTGGTATATCCGCTACGCCTGCACTTCGTATACAGCTGGCCTATACAGCGCGGATCCGCCTCACACGCTGCCAAATGTAAGAAAATATCTCTTTGGAACTCTAGGTAGTCTGGATAACCCACATCCATGCGAGTCCACTGGAGCATCATATAGTGCCTACCCGTTATATATGTAGGCCTCCCTGCATTATAAAACCAAAAGCCCTCACGCCTACGGCGAAACTCCTCCTCGATATATGGAGAAAACTTTTGTCGAAACTCCCTTGGCATCTCCGCCCACTCATCCATAGACTTAATACGAGACAACTCTGCAGGCATAACAGTCCTCGTCCACACCTGCATGTCCACTGGCCTTCCATGTCCGAAAATTTCTTTCGCGGGAGGCTGAGCGGGAAGCATAATGAGTAGTGAACCACGCTCAATGACTTCCCCTTTCGTACCCTTGGGGCAAATTGAGATAGCAGGAATTTCATACTCCTCTATGTTTACGAGCGTGGACATCAGAACACCTGACCATACCTATTTCGTCTGAATCCAGGGGCGCCAGTCTTAGGCTCTTTAAGCCCCATGTACTTCCCGCACGGACACTGGATGTCGTGCTGGGCCTTCCCATCTCTAAATTTTATAGAGACACCAGACTTGTCTTCCTCGTGCTTGAGGCATTCGCATACATACTTGGCCATGATTATCGTCCTTGAGATCTATAAGCTTTCTTGTAGTGCTTAGACGTCTTGATGTTTGACGTCCGTGTCTTGGCATGCACCCCTTTGCGGCGAACACGCTTCTTGTCTATAGTTTCTGACTGCTGTTTCATTTTAATTTAATTTGTACGCCCGACAGGATTCGAACCTGTGACCGTCTGCTTAGAAGGCAGATGCTCTATCCGACTGAGCTACGAGCGCTTGGAATTCCTGACCTTAGGTCGGTTGTTGGCTCGGTTAAGCGAGGCCCTCATGAAACCCTTTATCTTGCCTCCTGAGTGTGCCGCATCCTTACCGTCTCCGTTCCCGTATGTTCCTTTACGACGGTTATACTTGTTCAGTATGGCGCGGTACTTTTTAGCCGCACGGGATTTCCCGTACTTAGCATATTCTTTCTTGTAGTCTCGCTTCATACTGCAAATATAACAATGTTGGGGCGGTGGGACTTGAACCCACGACTTCCTGTGTATAAGACAGACGCTCTAACCAACTGAACTACGCCCCAGTTTGATTGCCCTATATGCGTAGAGGGCCGACTGTCGAAAAGAACCCCTTAGTCTTTATTCCATGATTCCTCCCAAAATTTAAATTCAACTTTATTCATCTGATATACAATTTCCTTCCAATCATTTAGAGAACTTTTCAGCGAAACCTCCGCTGTAGTCCTTGGCTTCTTCGATTCCTCCATTGTCTCTAAGGTCTTTGATCATTTGTTCTAACCTCTGGCGCTCTACCAGAAGTTCTTTGCAGTCCGTAGCGGTTTGTTTGATAGACTGTAGCTCTGCCTTGCGTGCAGCCCCTCCAGCCTCTGGATCTACGGGTTTCTTCACTTCGTCGATCATATTGTTGATGGCCACCTCCATGCTCTCCATGAGCCTCTGTGCGGCCTCAATCGTTGTGAACTTCTTCCTCGACATAAAGTAGGTCTTCTGCTCTTACGCGATAATAATTCTTCCCGTCTATTTCGATCTTGTAGTCCATATCTTTCTTGATCCCGACTACATCCCCGATCTTCAACCCAAGCTCCTCTATCCACGGAGCCATAAATGCTACGCGAGCTTTGGTTACAGCAGCCTCGGTAAGCTTTACGACCTCGATGAGATCGCTCTGCGTACCTGGCTTCATTTCTTCTACATGCTCTAGTAGCGTCCACCCAGCAAGAGGTTGAATCACACCAGTGTCTTTGCACTTGTATGCGATGGCTTGGTTGTTTACAGTGTGAGTGGGGTCGTACCTCACTAAATAGTTGTTGTCTAGACCAGTAAGAACCTGACCATCGTTAAGTACGACAAGGTGATGGAAGTAAAGTGTATCACCTTCTTTCACACCCGTTTTGTGACGAAGCGGTGAGCACACAACTGGCCCTTCTGTGACTCTATGCTCAAAGTCTTTAAACTTCGGATCTACGTAGAGTTCGAAACCGCTTTCCGTCTTGATTGTGTCCTTGAGCTTTTTCTTGAGCTCAACGACAAACAAGTCCAGAGTTTTCATGAATTAAAAATTACAATCGTATTCAATTATACACGGCATCTCGTCTATAGACTTCCACAGAACCTGACTACCGTCTTGCTGCAAATATACAAGATATCTCTTACGATTGTATCTAATTAGATGTTCTTCATCCATAATTATTGTGCTCACCTCGCCACCACCAGCTCTCATACCTATAAAATAGGCCATGGCATCCTTCGGATCTCTTCCGATGATAATCTTCCTTATAATTCCAGTCATAATTAATTTTTAGTTCAAAGATATGCCCAAACCTTTCAACAGATCGTCAATATCTGGTTCGTCGTCTATATCTTTGCTATCCTCCCATGTATCTTTAGCGAAATCAGTCATGACATCCAACTCTTCTTTGTTCTGAATGTTGTGTGAGTATATGGCCTTCATGTTTGACAGATTCTCTAGCCCCAGATCCTGGAGCACACCAACTACCATCATAGAAATGACATTATCTCTGAGATCATACTTGTCTATAAGTAGTTCTAGCTCTACAGCTATTCTGTGAACCTCCATCAAAAAATCGTCTTCCATAATATATAGTATTAGATGCCAAAAAGCAAAGTTCCGAAAAAAAGAATGTTCCGCGACTTCTCGATGCAAGATAAGAAGTATATTAAAAGGAATAACCTCAAGAGACTCAAACAGGTACGTATGAAGGTGCAGAGAGAATGGGACGTTTCTTTCGCTGAGATAGAGTTTTTGCTGTGGGGGTACGACTTACAGTTCTTTACGATAGACTATGCGTCTAAAGATCTAGGGTATAACAAAACGAACCTATCGAATAGAATCATATATCCACTACAGCAACGAGAAATGCTGTATAAACACTTCAATAAGCTCACTCCGTCTCAAACCATGGAGGACCATTTGTTTCGTGACGAGACGAAGTATAACTACAGAGTACGATATGCTCTAACGCAGAGGGCTAGACTGTTAGTGCAGGCCTTCTATAGGGAGCTAGAGAATTAGATATCGGTGTCTGGGAACCATCCATCCTCCTCCATCTCTTCATGTGTCGTATACACAAAAGAATCTGGGAGAATTTCTGATACAATGACAGACCCACCTTGATTTTCTGCAAGGAGTGTACTTACGAGAGCTTTCTTTTCGTCTGTGTACTCTGGCATGGATTCAAACAATTCAGTTGTATCAAGCTGTGCATGAAGACGAATAATGTCGTACTCATTGATCGTTAAAGCAGCTCTATTGTCGTTGTGCACTACAATACCGCAAAATCTGTTTGTGACATCTCTAGGATGGCGAATAGCTCTAGGGCGCTGCAGGGTCCACAGTGTTTCAGAAATATCTTTACAACGCTGCTCAGAAGTCTTATCGCTAGATGCGGTTATGATTATATAGCTCATCAGTAGATGTTGTAGTAGTCGTTGATGTTGGTTTCGATGCCCGTGCGGTTGGCTGACTGGTCGGAGTTAAAAATGATAGTTTCGGCAATTTTTCCTATAAGTCTAAAAGTTACTCCGTAGTCGCTTATTCCAAAATTTGGCCAGCTGCTCGTTGTTGCGTTTTCGTGTACTTCCAGCGTCCCCGCCGTTGTGCTGGCGGCGTTTGTAATCAGTGCCGTGTGCAAGTCGTCACGAGTCGTTACGCCTGACGTAATGCTGACCTGTGTACCATTTGCGTAAAGATTTGGGCTGCCATAAGAACCCGACAAAGTAGTTGACGTGCTACTATTTCCTATCACAAAACTATACCTGCCCCCGTCCGAGGTATCCGAAAACATGATAAGTGTGTCATCGCTGCTTTGATAGTGCATATAAATGTCTAAGCGCGTTTGTCCGTACACGTCAGCGTGGTTTACAATTAGTTCGTCGTTTCCGTCAAAACTTATTGCCGAGTTACCATCAATATCTAACACCGTCCCGCTCGACACAATCTGCGGTTGGTGTGCCGTCGTCGTCTGCTCCGCGTCATTCCCGTTAGCTTGATCATACCACACAGACACATACCCGTCCGTACCTGCACAGAAAGCCTCCAGAGAAGCTGTGTCTAGATTACCAGCTGAATCAAAGAATATATCTAGTTCTTCAGCATCAACAAATCTCCGTACTCTAATCGCTGGACCTAGATAGTCTCTACGCAACTTACGCAGAGAGTATGCAGCTGCTGGGGATGCGTATCTATCGATAAGCAAAGAGTCAGATCCAGTTATTAGGTCTTTAAGAGAAGATGTTAAGCAGCTAGGGTTTTCGACCTCTCCACCATCCTCTTCAACACGAGAGCTGAAAGCAGATAATATGTTTTGAGCACGAGAGTTGATTGCAGCCAGAACCTTCTGTCTGTCAGTCATCGTATACACCGTCCTCAAAAGTGATTTACCTAATCCTAGCATTATACTTCTTCTTCGGGTTCTGGGTCGGGGAACAAATCAGGGCGCTGCACTTTGCACTCTTCAACCCACTCTCTAATAGCGCTAGATGAGCCAAATACGTGAACACCCATGGGAGCGCACCACACTAGCTGATTATCCCAGTCTGGGTCAGGCTCACCATTCCACATCACGTCTACGTGATACTTGTCAGACAACACTGGAGCTGTAAGCTCATTACCTTCTTCATCGTAAGTACCTTGGGTGATTACGATGTTACCGAGACGCACGATAGAGTGCGAATGCGTAGGATTACCTTCATCGTCAAGACCGAGGGCGTTGATCTTTGCAGTGGCAGCACCTTGGCTACCAAACGCGTATTTGCGAAATTTTCTCATGTTATAGTGTTGTGAGTGCAATACACTCGCTATCAGTTAATGCCGTTGGGAAGATTAGGAATTGATGTGTCTTGTGAGAATATCCAGAACCTGATAATTCATAATAATCAATATCATTAGAAGAACTTGAATTACTTAAAGTATCGATTTGTTTTACTCCATTGCAGTATAAATATCCTGTTCCATCAATCCATTGTACTGCAATCTTATTGCGACCAGAAACTTCGTTAGTTGGGTTGATATTTCCGCTAAACACACCAATACCTGATACTTGAAGTTGAACATTTGAAGAGCTTGTTCCCTTGATGAAATATCTATTAGAAACATCATATCCAACGCTTACTAGACTCGAAGTTGATTCCCTACCACTTGTAGTCTCTAAATCATATAGCATAGTGTGATTAGCATTAGTATTTATTGTTATTCCATCAGCAACATCAACATTCCTCGTAACGCTTGTCCCATAGGTAGGGATGTAAGATGTGGGGTAAGAGCCTTCTTCAAGCTGAACACCATACACGTAGATATCGTCAATAGGGGTTTGTGTGCTCAATATCTTAAAGTCACACCCAATTTGATTACCTGATCCTGCACCTGTAAATGTGTAGGTTATTTCGTATCTCTTCCAGTCTGCAGAATCTATTTCAATAGCTTCAGTGGAAGCTTCAAAGTCTCCAAATCGCCTTTGAATAGATAAGTAAACATTCCCACCAACATCTCTTGA